GTAGAGGATGAAAAATATGACAAGTCAAGAAAGTATAATATGGATGTACCAGTTGGAACTTGGATGGGTGCTGTTAAAGTAAACAACAATCAAGTATGGGAGGAATTTGTAAAGACTGGTAAAGTAAAAGGTTTTAGTGTTGAGGGGTATTTTGCTGACAAAATGGATAGACCAAAAGATGCAAGTGTTAAAGACTTATCTAAACACGAAACTGATGATATTGTTGATGCTATTAAAGAATTATTTACACACCACGTGCAATTAAAAACATTTAATGACTACCCGCAAAGTGTAGTAAACAATGCAAAAAGAGGTATTGAACTAAATGCAAAAGTAAATAACAAGTGTGCAACTTTGGTTGGTAAAAACCGAGCAAGACAACTAGCATCAAAAGAAAAACTTTCAGTACCAACAATAAAACGACTTTATAGTTATTTAAGTAGAGCAGAAACTTACTACAACCCAAAAGACAATGAAGCTTGTGGTACAATATCTTTTTTATTATGGGGTGGTAAATCTGCAAAGAGTTGGGCAGAAAGTAAACTAAAAAGTTTAGGTGAATTAAAACTATATAGTGAAAAAGTAAATGATGATTTTGCTATTATTATGGATAGACTTGCTTATAGTTCAAAAGATATGGCAGAGAAAATTGCACTTGATATTGGATGTGATGGCATACACGAACACGATTACAAAGATCAAACTTGGTATATGCCTTGTGAGAAACACGCTATGAGTGAAGAAGAATTTAGAAAGTATAAATGTCCTGAGGGTTATGTAAAAGATTACAAGAAACACAAGTGCGTAAAAAAAGATAAATATGCTAAAGTAGGTAAAAGGGGTGGCATAGTTAAAAGTCCAAAAGCACCAAAAGCAGATACACCAAACCCAAACCCAAAAGGTAAAGGTACTGCAAGAGGATCAGCTAAAGGTAAAACTGGTGCTAAAGTAAAAGCAAAGGATAGAGCCACACTACAAAAAAAAGCTGATGACTTTAATAAAAGATATAAAGAAAAATTAGGATATGGTGTTACTGTTGGAATGTTATCAAGTGTTTTTCAAAGAGGTTTAGGTGCATTTAATGTTAGCCATAGTCCAAAAGTTAAAAGTGCTTCGCAATGGAGTTTTGCAAGAGTAAACGCTTTCTTATACTTAGTAAAAAACGGAAGACCACAAAATGCCAAATACAAACAAGACAATGACTTATTACCGAAGAAACATCCAAAAAGCACAAAGTAGAAGAAGAAGATCTGTATATATAGGATATAGAAATACATCAAGTCCAAGACCAGGAAGCAATCGTGCTTGTTTGTGTTGGGAAGAAGAAACATACCATATTGACTGTTGTGATGGTTCACTGCACGCACAAGGTATAGGAAAAACAACTGCTTAAACGCAAATTATTAATCAATAAATGTTATAGAAATATGAAATCACAAGAATTAATTTATCAAATTAAAAATTTATTAGGTATGGAAGAAAACATACAGTTAGCACAACTAAAGCTAGAAAACGGAACTGTTTTAGAAGCAGATTCTTTTGAGCAAAATATGGAAGTATTTATTTTATCTGATGATGAAAGAATTTCTTTACCAGTAGGTGAATATCAATTAGAAGATGGTAGAACACTTAAAGTGGAAGATGAGGGTGTCATTTCTGAAATCGGAATGAACGAGCATTACGAGGATAAGGATAAAGAAGAAAAAGAGGAAGAAAAAGAAGATAAAGACAAAGAAAAAATGGAGTATGTAACTAAAGAAGAATTTAGAAAAGAAATGGATGAACTTCGTAAGCATATTGAAGATATGATGAAAGAAAAAGACAAAGAAAAAGAAAAAGAAAAAGAAGAAATGGCTTCACAAGTAGCAACAGAAATTGCAGTTGAAATGAGCAAACAACCAGCAGCTAAAGCTATTAAACATAGTCCTGAAAATAAAGAAGACAAAAAGAAGTTTGTTTTTGCTGAGCAAAGAACACAAACAACTTTAGATAGAATAATGAATAAATTAGCAAACAAGTAAAAATTAAATAATTATGGCAGTTTTAACACACGTAGTAAACCCTGCAAGACGAGAAAGAAACGAAGTTGACCAAGTTACGGCAGCAGTTACTCTAACGGCAGCAGATAGTGGAAAATGGTATGAACTTGCAGCATCGGCAGGTGTTACAGTTACATTACCAGCAGTAAGTTCTGGCTTAAATTTCAGATTTGTAGTAGCGAATGCGTTTGATACTTCAAATTATGTGATTGATAGTGCAGAGGGAGATAATATAGATGGGAACTTAATAGTAAATGGGGCAGCAGTTGCAGCTTCTGGTGAAGACCAAATCAACTTTGTAGCATCAGCAGAATCAGTCGGTGATTTTATCGACATTTGGAGTGATGGAAACAAGTGGTATGTTTGGGGAATCGGAAACTCGGCAGGTGCCATTACAGCAACAGATCCAAGTTAATAATTAAATAAAAAAAGAAAATAGATATGGCAACAACAACTTCAATAACAACTACGTATGCTGGTGAGTTCGCAGGTGATTACATAGCAGCAGCGTTGTTATCAGGTGTAACTTTATCTGGTGGTGGAGTTACTATTAAACCGAACATTAAGTTCAAAGAAGTAATTAAAAAATTAGCATTAGATAGTATTTTAAAAGATGCTACTTGTGATTTTGATTCTACTTCAAATGTAACTTTAACAGAAAGAATCTTACAACCAGAGGAGTTTCAAGTAAACTTACAACTTTGTAAAAAAGACTTTAGACAGGATTGGGAAGCAGCGAGTATGGGCTTTAGTCAATACGACAACTTACCACCTAAATTTTCTGATTTCTTGTTAGCACAAGTTGCAGCAAAAGTAGCAGAAAAAGTAGAGCAAAATATTTGGCAAGGTGCTACTGCTAATGCAGGTGAGTTTGATGGTTTTGAAACTTTATTAGCAGCAGATAGTGATGTAGTAGATGTAAGTGCTTCTACTTTAACAAAGTCAAATATTATTGCACAAATGGATTCTGTGGTCGATGCAATACCAGGTGCTGTTTATGGTAAAGAAGATTTAAAAATCTACATTGGTACAAAGGCAGCAAAGTTTTATGTACAAGCACAAGCAGCTTTAGGATATAGAGATTTATATAATGTAGGAAAAACTGAAATGAACTTTCAAGGTATTCCACTTTATACTTGTCCTGGTATGTCTGATAACAAAATGATTGCAGCACAAACAAGCAACCTATTTTTCGGCACGGGATTGCTAAACGATTGGCAAGAGGTAAAGCTAATTGATATGGCTGACATTGATGGATCACAAAATGTTAGAGTGATTTTAAGAGGTAGTGCTGGAGTACAACACGGAATTGGTAGTGATATTGTACTTTATTCATAATTAAATTAATCAAGGGGGTGTAAAACCCCCCTTATAAAAAGTAAACAAGATGGCGTGTAATATAACGAATGGAAGAAGTTTAGCGTGTAAGTCAGGTGTAGGTGGCTTGAAGTTTGTATTTTTTTCCAATTATTCAAATACAACTAGAGATTTAGCTATTTCTGGTGATGGTTCTGTTACGCTTGATGGTTCAGTAGATTTTTTCAGATATGACTTAAAAGGTAATTCTTCATTAGAAACTGCAATTAATTCATCAAGAGAAAATGGTACTACTTTTTATGAAAGCACTTTGAATGTAACTTTACAGTTTTTAGATAAAGCAACACAAGAGCAGATTAAATTGTTAGCACACGGAAGACCACAAGTAGTAGTAGTCGATTATAATGATAATGCATTTTTATTAGGTAAAGAACACGGATGCGAAGTAACTGGGGGTACAATGGTAACTGGGGCAGCTATGGGTGATTTAAGTGGTTTTACACTTACAATCGTAGCACAAGAAACAGCACCACCGTTCTTCTGCGCAGCAGCACCTACTGATGATGCAACTTCACCAATAGCACCTAATTAATAGGTAGTTAGTATATAGAAAAATTTGAGGGCTTTATGCCCTCTTTTTTTTTACAAAAAATATTATTTTCTTTGTTATATAATTATGAAGATTCTAACTACAAGTGCTAGTTCACAAACAATAAAAGTAATTCCAAGAAGTTATGATACTACTGGCACACTTGAAGTAACTGATGAATCAACAAACAAAACATATACATATAGTTCAAGTAGCTGGTCGGTAGATAAAAATTATCTGCAAATTCCAAACGCTTATACTGATTCTGGTTCTTCTATTTTAAAAGAGGGTAGATTTTATAATGTTGTTGTTAAGAATGGCAGTAGTGCTATTATATACCGTGATAAAATATTTGTAACAGATCAGACAATCGGTAATGGTGATTTCACAATTAATAGTGGTGAATACGTTACAAGTGGTGCATCAGCTATGAACGATGATGAATATGTAATAATATAAAAATATGAGTGATTTACGAGTAATCAATTTAAGTACATACACAAGTCCTGAAATAAAAGAGGTACGAAATAAAGACTACATTTTATATGGCGATGACAATATGTACTTTCAATACCTTATAGATAGGTATAATGGTTCACCTACAAACAATGCTATTATAAATGGTATTAGTGAAATGATATTTGGTAAAGGTTTAGATGCTACTGATAGCAATAGAAAACCAAACGAATATGCACAAATGAAAGTTTTATTCACTGATGATTGTGTTAGAAAATTAGTTTATGATTTTTATTTGATGGGGCAGTGTGCTATACAAGTAATTTATTCACAAGATAGAACCAAGATAGCAGAGTTAGAACACATACCAGTAGAAACTTTAAGAGCTGAAAAAAGTGTAGATGGTGAAATTGAAGCATATTATTATGCAAATGACTGGACTAAAGTAAAACAAAATACAGAACTAAAAAGAATACCAGCTTTTGGTAAAAGCAAAGAAAGTTTAGAAATAATGTATATTAAGCCATATAGAGCAGGTTTCTTTTACTATTCACCAGTATCATACCAGGGTGGTTTACAATATGCAGAACTTGAAGAAGAAGTATCTAATTACCATTTATCAAATGTTTTGAATGGTCTCAGTCCTTCGATGCTTATCCAGTTCAATAATGGCGTGCCAAACGAAGAAGAAAGAGAATTAATTGAGCAAAGAATTTATCAAAAATTTTCTGGTAGTAGCAATAGCGGGAAATTTATACTGGCTTTTAACGATAACCCAGAACAAGCAGCAACAATGGAACCAGTGCAATTAAGTGATGCTCATAATCAGTATGAGTTTTTATCTACTGAAAGCACAAAAAAAATAATGGTATCACATAGAGTTGTAAGTCCAATGCTACTAGGTATCAAAGACCAAACAGGTTTAGGCAACAATGCTGATGAGTTAAAGACTGCATCAATACTTATGGATAACACGGTAATAAGACCATTTCAAACTTTACTAATAAACCACTTTGAGAAAATACTAGCATACAATAAAATATCACTAAACTTATATTTCAAAACTTTACAACCATTAGAATTTACAGATTTAGATAATGTAGAAGATGAAGAAACAAAAGAAGAAGAAACTGGTGTAAAAAGTGAACTATCTAAAGATGTTTATTTAGATGATGAAACAATGGATGGTATTGCAAATGAACTGATTGACAAGGGTGAAGAAATGGGTGATGAATGGGAATTGATTGATGAAAGACCAGCATTAGATGATGAAACTGAAATACAAAACTACTTTGAGTTTGCAAGTGTAATGACTGGTGATGCAAGAAAAAAGAGTGTACAAGATACAAGTTTGTTTAAAATTAGATACAAATATACAGCTGGTAGATCAACTAAGGGTGAATCAAGAGAATTTTGTCAAAAAATGATGGCAGCAGATAAAGTATATAGAAAGGAAGATTTAGACAAACAAAGTTCAGCAAACTCTGAATTAGCAGCAAGTGGTGAAAGTACATATAATATATGGCTCTACAAGGGGGGCGTAAATTGCAGCCATTATTGGATGCGTAGAATATATTTAAAGAAAGGCAACAAAAAAATATCTGTTGGCAGGGCAAGAAAAATGATTAGTGCGTTACCATTTGGTGAAAGAAAGGATGCCAGGTTTGAAACAAACCCACCAGAAGTAGCACAAATTGCATCAGAAAGAAATAATTATTGGCGTAAAAATTAAACAATGGCAACTACTTTATTTATAACACGAAAACAATTAGTACAAAACACTATCCTTGATGGCAACGTAGATACTGACAAGTTCATACACTTCATCA